ACTTCTTCCACGGCTGATCGATTCAACTGACTTGCTGTAACAAACAACACATTGAGTTCTTTGGCCAAGTTGCGTAATTCTTCTGAAACATATTTGTCTTTGACAAACAGATCATTGGGACTGACTTTGGCACTGACTGGCATCAACAGGTCCAAGTAGTCACACATGATAAAGTCTACCTTGATTCCGGTCTGCACTTGTACTTCTTTGATATAACTGCGAATATCGTTGATGTTTGATTGTGCTGGCAAGGCTTTGATTCTATACTGTCCAGCTTTCTTGCTGACCAGCTTGACCTTGAGTTCAGTTTGATCAATGTCTTTGCGGATATCTTTTGTGCTCATACCAGCCAACATGGCATCGGTTCTCAGCGCACACAGTTCTTCACTAAGTTCTAAAGAAATATACACACCCGATAAGCCGGCCTGCAACCACGACAATGCTATATTCATCATCACAAGCGATTTACCTGAACCAGACCCACCAGCAAAAATGTTCAGTTCACCACGGCTAAATCCGCCATACAAGATCTTGTCCATCTGTGGCCAACCGGTTGATACCTGTCCGCCCGAATTGAAATACTTGTCAATACGCTGTCTTGGATCTGCAAAATAGTCTGTGCCCATGTCCTTGGTCAGGCTGATCTGTACCGCATCCTTGATCAACTTCTCTACCGGATCATACTCACCTTTTTCTAACAGATCTGCTGATTTTAAAATTGCACGCTCTAGTTCTTGGCGACGAGTGAAGCTTTCAAACTCGTCCATGAACCATTCAAAGTGTCCTTCATTGAGATCTGGCACTGTCTGCAGCTTGATGCCTGTGCTGGCGCTGATCTGTTCCGCCGTGGGCAAGGTCTTGTGCTGATCGCTATGTTTAGCAATAAACTCAGCCGCAGGTCTAAGACTACGATCGAAGTTTTCAGGATTGTAAATGTTCTGCACACGCACATACGACTCTGCGTCTTGCAACATCATTTCTAAGAACAGTTTTTGGACATCAAGTCCGTAGTCTTTAAGCATAGTGTATTATATAATCAATCCATTGGTAATGTCAAATTATTATCATATCTTGTTTGTATTGTAGATAAATCGCCCCAAGAATTGAATTTATCAACATCCACAGACCATAATCGTTGTTGTTCAATTTTTTGATTGATCAACTCATAAACAAAAATAGTCCAGGCTGCAGACCAATCATTGAAATAATCGTCAATTTTCCAAAGTGCAACAAGTTGTTCGATTGACAGCGGGCGGTCTGGAATATTCAAAGAATAGGTCAGTTGGTGTTGCCAGTATTGACTGAAAAAATGTTCTTGTGATTCGGTAAATTCAATATCTAACAAACTTTCAACCGACTGCCGATTGGTTAACTGCCAAAAATCTACACAATCTTGTACAGGTCGTCGCTGTTGAATATGTTGATACCACTCAACAATATGTAACAAATAATTATCTAATAGATTATCCAGTTTGTTGTTTAATTTTTTAAAACAAATGTTATACAACACATTCCCAACATGTGTGTAAGGATATATTTGTATAATTTTTGCATTCGGAAAAACTTCAGAAATCTTTTTCAGATCAAAGTTATGTGTCACCACAACCCGATGATCTAATAATCTGGTTAGTTCTTGATCCCAGTTGTCAACACCGTTGATAGCCAAGACTTGAGAATGCTGGTCGGTATCTGTTCTGAAAAGAGATTGATTTTTGTCGGTTTGATCGACAAACAATCTCCCCAAAAAATTTCCAGCACACCCTTCATGATGGCTGATTACAAGTTGAACTTTTTCTTTATTTGCATTGCCCATTGTTTGTGTGTTTCTGGTCCAGGATGTGTATTGTCTTCGGCTTTGTCTACAAAACTAGCATAATCAAACCCAAACAATGTGTCGTGATAATTTTCATCAATGACAAAACAGTTGACATTGTCAGGTATAATAATCGGTGCGGTGTTGTACGAAAACTCTCTAAATTGTAATATTATGATTCCAGAAGAAATATTAGCGCGGTGATAATGGTCGATAATATTATTGTTTGTTACCCCTATACCTGCAGGGGCATAACAGTTCACTCGATAGTCTCCCAACAGCTGATGCCAGCACTCGTTGAATTCTACTCCAACCCCAAAACTGAAACTACTGCCAAATACAGATATATCTGGATCTGAATAATGTTCATGACCTCGATATCCTAAACTATTAAATTTATATTCAATTGGTCTGCCTTCTTTGTGTCGAGCAAAATGATCAAACGAACAATTTGCATATTTTCCAAGCCATTCTTGGTATGACGGAGCATACCCGTTATTGTAATTTTTGGAGTTGTTTGACAATTTGTTTTTTCCTTAGTTCAATTTTAATACGACTGGTTTCTCTTGCTTGTATTATAGTTAGCAAGGTTGCCAATCGGCCCCAACGAATTACTGCATCATTTACATCTTTAACATCTGCGGGCCAGTTGGGCATGCTAACTGCCCAGCCCAATTCAACCGCACGATCCACCAGCTTCATGCCGGCTTCATCTTGATCCGGAACTACCGTGACATCTCGTCCAAGACTGCGAATAAGTCTAACCTGTGCGTCGTTGATTTCAGCATGCAACACGGCCAAGCCGTTGATGGCCAGGGCATCAAATACTCCTTCAACAACTATAACTGTTTGCCAGGAATCTCTCTGTAGATCTGTACCAAACACATACCCCGGCTGTATGTCTTGAATGTACCGGGGTGTGCGATCATCTAGGAATCTAGTGGTATGTCCTACCACCTGATTGTCATGTGTAAACGGAATCACAACGCCCGGACGCGGCATGGTCTTGTACAAGAATGGGTAATCTACAGGTATGCATCTGCGCCGTAGATATTGTTCGGCCTTGTCGTTGAGTGGTTGCGTATCAGCCGGCAGGTCTCTATCTTCAAATGTGATATTTTGCAATTGATTGACCACCGCCTGCCGTTCGCCCAACAAGCCTTCAATTGATTTTTGCTTGAGGCTTTCCAGATTGATGCGTTCAATTTCTTCTTGCGGCACATTCATCCACTCCAACAAGCGACGAGCTTTGAAAGTAAGAGTACGACCCAACACAAAGCTGGCAGTATAACCACAGTTGAAACAGTGATACGACCAAGATCCGTCTGTGCCGGGTTTGATTCCACCGCGCTGTCGTTTATCTTGCGTGTCGCCACGATGCACACAGCAAGGTGCATTAAAACTGATCCAGCCCGAAGCAGTTTGTTTTCGTTTTGCCGGTAAAAAAGAAACTACATCAACCATTTACAAGTCCGCGATTATATATTTCTTCCGTGATGCGATCAGCCAAAAACTTGGCACCGGTTGCATTGGGATGCCGCCCTGGTGCGTGCAAGTCGATCTTTGATTGCGCCGCTTCTTTTTGCAACAGGTCTACCATGCAGGTTCCAAATTTGTACAAACTGTCAACCATAATGCGTTCGGTAGGTTGTGCCACATTTATCTGCAACAAAGGTATGCGGTGCTTGTAACAATAGCTGTCAAGAAAATTTACTGTTTGCCAATAGCGCATGGCATCAACTTGATCATGACTAGCGTGCTGTAAAAAGTGTTTGACAAAATCACTCCAGTCGTCTCGGTGACTCTGGGTGATTTTTTGATGCAATTCCACATACACAGGACCTTTGTTTGTTGACAAGCGGCTGGATTGATCCACTGGCCACCAACTTTCTCTTGAGTCGTAAGTGAGTCCTACTAGGACCAAATGCTCGGCTGGATTTGTGACTTCTTTAACCCAGTGCGCAAATTGCCACAGCATGCTGGTCAGCGATGATCCAGGACGACCTAAATTGTTGGTAGGCAGGTTCAAATTGTTGCCAACCTGTCCCAAGATACAATTAGATAAACGCACTGGATCTCCGGGTTCATCGGATCCTATTTCGTTGCCGTAGATCCAGCTGTCACCAAAGCCAACAATAGATTTAATCATACTACATTGTAGCAGATCGTTTGGCAAATTGCAACTGGATTGGATTATCTGTAGTAGAGATTGGTTACGAACCCGGTACCGATCAAGACCAAGGCACCTTGTTGACTAGGCGGCACAGGATAGTAAGGCGTGTTGACTCCGGCATTTGGTACCAACCAATAGCCAGATCCGCCATGCGTGACTGTGATACTTTCAATTGATCCATTGGCACCCAGTGTGGCTTCGGCGGTTGCGCCCGAACCATCGCCCATAATGCTGATCTGTGGGGGTGCCAAATAGCCAGCACCACCATTTTGTACCACAATATCGGTTACCACACCGTTGTCGCAGATGGCATAGGCACTGGCCGGTACACCTTGACCATTGGGCACGGCAAAGATACTTTTGTTGAAGCAGAGACGCATGAGTGGATACCACCCAAGCACATTCATATAAATGGTACCAGTATGATTGTAGTAGGTAGTAGATTCGGTTGCATTGATAGGCACTGACTCGTAGTCATCGGCCCACTGTGCCTTGATGGTTCCAGTATAACCAACCAGATCCATTTGAATTGTGGTAATGGGATTTTGAGGTTTAATGAAGCTGCTGTAGAATTCTGTGTTTAAAAAACTGTTCCAGTAGTTGGCTCCGTTGGGATTACCGTCCCAATAGTATTGTGCATAACTGGGATAGTCGGCAAATCCAGCACCATCATAACTGCCTTGTGCTGACAGTTTGACTGTAGGAATAGTAAGTGGCCAGCTGG